GCTTTACAAGTAACAGGATCTTTTAGATTATCAAACGGTACATTTGCCGTTAACCCGGAAATTTTAATGTGCCCAAATCTTCCTTACCGCGATGTATTGAATTTGCAAGCACAAATTGTATTGGTAACTTCTGGTAGCACACCAATGCCTGGCCCAATGAACCCAGGATACTACACAGTAGATAACCTTTATTACAACAACATGAACTTGGATATTTTACCAACTTCATCTTTGGAAAACCCATATTCTGCATTGATCGAATCTTTAGATCAATATGTAAAAGCAGATTTGGAAGAAAAACAACCAGATTGTATCTACAACATTATCTAAGAAATTTTAGATTTTTGTAAAAAATATTAGGCCTCGTAAAGAGGCCTTTTTATGTTACTTGACAAATTGTTAAAAAAGCAATATTTATAACAAAATTATAAATGGCAAATATATTACAGAAAATATTTACTCCCTCTGTAGACGAAGTAGTACAAAATTATACTATCCATTCTTGGCACGTTTCTCAATCAGTAGATGCTTTTACTGGAGTTGAAGCCTATGATATCACAGTATCTGGATCTTTAGTTGTAACTGGTTCTGTTGCTATTCATACATTACCTAATTCTCCACAAAACGGAGTTGTATTATATGATGATGTTACTGGATTATTATATTATACTGCTTCTGATGCTTTTGCTGTAAATAATTTTTATACAAGTAGTATTACCCAAAGTATTACAAGCAGCACAGTAAACAATACTATTAACAACAGTACCATTAACCAAACTATTATCAGTAGTAGTGTAAACAATGTTGCTCCTTCTGATCAATATATTCAATACAATAGTGCAAGTTTTTTTGGAGCAAGTGCAAATTTCCAATATGTTTACCCAAGTGAAAGTTTACAACATGGTAGTGGAACATCAGCTATTGGAAACTATTCACATGCAGAAGGAAAAGATACTCGTTCAACTGGAGGTGCTTCTCATGCTGAAGGATTAGGTACTTTATCTAGTGGTCTTTATTCACATGCTGAAGGATATGCTACAACATCATCAGCTGATTATGCTCATGCTGAAGGAGATAGATCAAGAGCATTTGGAGTAGCATCCCATGCTGAAGGACAAATAACTCAAGCAACAGCAACTGGTTCACATTCTGAAGGTGGATCAACCCAAGCAACAGGAAATTATTCACATGCTGAAGGTGGTGGTACTTTTGCTACAAATGCCTTTGCTCATGCTGAAGGTTATGGAACTAATGCTAGAGGTATTGGAGCCCATTCCGAAGGAGAAATTACAATTGCTCAAGGAAATTACTCTCATGCTGAGGGACAATATACATTATCCCTAGGAAATTACTCTCATGCTGAGGGATATCTAACCACATCATCAGCTGGTTATTCTCATGCTGCTGGGGTAGGAACTGTAGCTAATGGAACCTATCAATTTGTTGCTGGAAGTCATAATTTGTTATCTTCAAATGCTTCTGCATTTATTGTAGGAAATGGAATAAGTAATGCTTCAAGATCAAATTTAGTATTTGCTTCTGGCTCTACATTCCAAGTTACTGGATCTGTAGCTCTTACTCAAAACTTAACTGTAGGTGGAGGATACAGACCAAACACTAGAATAACTGACTCAGCATTAGACCCAACACTTTTAGTTACTGACCATGTAGTATTTATTGCTCCATCTTCACCTGGAGGAATTGTTTATCTTCCAGCATCACCAGTAGCAAATATGCAAATAGTAATAATGAGAACTGAACTCACCCCAGCATTTACCGTTGCACCATTGGGTGGATTCCTCATAAATGGTCTTTCATCTTATATATTCCCCGCATCAGCATACACTAGAAAAACCTTTACTTTCTTTGGAGGTAGATGGTGGGTCGATTCAAATTAATTTGTAATTTTTTAAACTATATAATATATGTCAAACGTTTCAGAAAAAAAGTTCTTAACAGAAGAAGAACAAGCAAACCTAAAAGAAATTCAATCAAACACTCGTGCTCTAGTTGTTGAGCTTGGTGAAATTGAACTTGTTAAACTTCAATTAGAAAAACGCTACGAAGGTGCTAAAACCTTTTTTACAGAACTAGGAGAAAAAGAAAAAGAATTTACCCAAAAGGTATTTGAAACCTACGGTAAATGCACAATTGACCCAGAAACCGGTGAGATTACATCTGTAGAGTAATCTAAATCTAAATACACCATATTTATAATAAAATAATTTATAATGGCAGAAACAATTGTCTCACCTGGTGTATTAGCAATAGAGAACGATCAATCATTTGTAACTCAACAACCTGTACAAGCAGGTGCTGCTATCATTGGCCCAACAGTAAAAGGTAAAGTAGGAATCCCTACCCTAGTAACTTCATACAGTGATTATTTAAATAAGTTTGGTGCTACTTTCTTAAGTGGAAGTAGCACTTATACTTATTTTACTTCAATTACAGCATACAATTATTTTAATAACGGTGGTACTTCGCTTTTAGTTACTCGTGTAGTAACAGGATCATTTACTCCTGCTACTTCATCTTTGATCCCATCATCAACCGCTGCTACTTCAGCATCGGCTACTCTTGATTTAACTAGTGCAGTAACAATTGCTTATACAGCTTCATTTAATGGAATAGATGTTATCCTTTCAGGATCATCAACTCAAGATGTATTTAATAATGCTACATCTTCAAACGTAATTCCTTCAAACCCAACCAACTTTTATACAAATACTACTATTAATAGTAGTGCTTCATTTGTTGCTCCTACTATGACTATAACTTCTACTAATCCAAATGGTTTAGCTGGAAATTCATCATATTATGTTTCTGGAAGTGCAATTATATATTATACCGGTGGTACAAATACTGAAGCATTTATTTTAGAGACTCTATCTGAAGGAGAATTAATGAACAGTACTGGCCCAGTAGGTCAAAATAATACTCTTCTTTCAGGATCTAGTGAAAACTATAGATGGCAAATTACTTCTCCTAATATAAATGATGGAACATTTTATTTATTGATTCGTCAAGGAAATGATACTGTTATTTCCCCATCTGTTTTAGAATCATGGGGACCATTATCTATGGACCCTAATTCACCAAACTATATTGAAAAAATAATTGGTAACCAAGTTGAAACAGTTCAATTTGATGCTTCAACTGGTGAATACTATGTTGAATTAGTTGGAAACTATACTAATGCTTCAAGATATGTTAGAGTAAAACAAGTAAATACTCCAACACCAAATTACTTTGACAATAACGGAGCACCAAAACCAGAATTTACTGGTTCAATTCCATATTTTTCAAGTGGTTCTTTTGGTGATGCTACAGGAAAATTATTCTACGGAGGTGATAACAAATATTATGAAACAATCACCACTACTAACAACATCCAAGGCATCCCAGCTAGTGCATATACTGAATCTATTTTATTATTAGCTAATAAAGATGCATATAACTATAATTTATTAGTTGCTCCTGGATTAATATCTAGTATGGGTGGTGTAGCAGCTTCTGCTATTACTTCTATGATTACTACTGCCCAAAATAGAGGCGATATGATGGTATTATTTGATTCTTCATTATATAACTCTCAAATTGGTACTGTATTATCTAATGTTGCTGGATATGATACTTCATATGCTGCTACTTATTGGCCTTGGGTTAAAACAGTAGATCCAAATACTGCAAACCAAGTTTGGGTCCCTGCATCAGTTATGGTTCCTGGAGTTTATGCATTTAATGATAATGTAGCTGCTCCATGGTTTGCTCCTGCTGGTGTTAATAGAGGATTACTTACTACTGCTGTTCAAGCAGAACGTGTATTGACTCAAGGAAATAGAGACACATTATATCAAGCAAATGTTAATCCTCTTGCTACTTATCCTAATACAGGTGTAGTAGTATTTGGACAAAAAACATTACAAAAGAAAAAAAGTTCTTTAGATCGTGTAAATGTACGTCGTTTATTGATTGAACTTAAAAATTATATTTCTCAAGTAGCTGACACATTTGTATTTGAACAAAATAATGTTGTAACACGCAACAATTTTGTATCTATTATTAACCCATATTTAGCATCTGTTCAACAACAACAAGGTTTAACAGCATTTAGAGTAATAATGGATGAAACTAATAATCCACCTTCAGTTGTAGATAACAATCAAATGGTAGGCCAAATCTACTTACAACCTACCAGAACCGCTGAATTTATTATTCTTGACTTTAATATATTACCTACAGGTGCAACGTTTCCTGTTTAATAATATATTTTAAGAAAATTTTAGATATTTATAATAAAACTAAAATAAACCAAAAATGTCAAATTTTACAACTTCTCCTGGAGTAGCAATTAGCGAAATAGACAACACTTTCTTAACTGGACAACCAGTTCAAGCAGGTGCTGCTATTATAGGCCCAACAGTAAAAGGCCCTTGGGAAAAACCAGTACTTGTAACAACTTATTCAGACTTTGTAGCATTGTTTGGAGATACTTTTATTAGTGGTGGTCAATCTTATTCTTACTTGACTTCAATTGCTGCTTACAATTATTTTAATTATGGAGGAACTTCATTGTTGGTTGCTCGTGTAGCAAGTGGTTCTTATACACCTGCAACTAGTACTACAATTCCTAACATCTTTACATCTTCATCTTTTACTTTAGAAACAATTTCTGAAGGAGCTCTTATGAACAATTCAGGTTCCAATACACTTGGAGCTTCAGGTTCATTAAATTCAGGATCAGTTGCTAATATTCGTTGGGAAATTACAAATGCAAATACTGGATCAGGTACGTTTAATTTATTAATTAGACGTGGTAATGATGTTACTAATAGTAAAGTAGTATTAGAGGCATGGAATAACTTAACATTAGATCCTAATTCAAGCCGTTATATTTCTAGAGTAGTAGGTGATCAAAAGCTTCAATATAATTCTTCTACACAACAAATGGAATTGTCTGGAAGTTTTCCAAACAACTCAAGATACGTTCGTGTAAAATCAGTTAATTATCCAACCCCAAATTATTTTGATGCCAATGGTGTTGCACTAATAGCTTACACAGGATCTATCCCAGTAAATGGCAGTGGATCAGCTGGTGGTTCATTTTTCGGTGCTGGCGGTACTGTAAGTAGCTCAATTAATTTATATGATGCTATTGATGTTAATACACAAGGATTAATAGGAGCTGATTATAACAATATGATCACACTTTTGGGTAATCCTGAAGAATACCAATTTAACGTATTATTCACCCCTGGTTTATTAAATGATAAACATCCATCCCAAGTTACAAATATCATCTCAAATACAATTGCAAGAGGTGATAGTATGTATGTAGCAGATTTAGGAATATATGGCACTTTACTTTCAGAAGCAATAACACAAGCTCAAACTCGTGATACTTCATATGCTGCAACATATTGGCCTTGGGTTCGTATTATTGACCCAGCAACAGGAAAACATGTTTGGGTACCAGCTTCAACAGTAATCCCAGGTGTATATGCATTTAACGATAAAGTATCTGCTCCTTGGTTTGCACCAGCAGGTATTAACCGCGGTGGATTAAGCACAGTTCTTCAAGCTGAATATAAACTCACACAAGGTAATCGTGATGCGTTGTATGCAAACAACATTAACCCTATTGCAACACTACCTCAACAGGGTGTAGTAGTATATGGTCAGAAAACATTACAAAAATCACAATCTGCTCTTGATCGTGTAAATGTACGTCGTTTGATGATTGAATTAAAATCATATATCAAACAAATTGCAGATACAATTGTATTTGAACAAAACACAATTCAAACAAGAAATTCATTCTTGTCAAGAGTTAACCCATACTTAGAAGCAATTCAACAAAAACAAGGATTATACGCGTTTAGAGTTGTAATGGATGATTCAAACAACGGTCCAGCAGTAATTGATCAAAATCAATTAGTAGGTCAAATTTATATTCAACCTACTCGCACAGCTGAATTCATTTCATTGGATTTCATTTTACAACCAACTGGTGCTCAATTCCCTGTATAAAAAAATAGAAAACGGAATATTTATAATAAATTAAAATAGAAGCAAAATGCCAATTCTAAATCC